ATCCGATGCACAAAATGCCTCGGGACAAAGTATCTATTATCCTTATGTTTTACAAACACAATCACAATGGATTTATTGGTTAGCTTTCCCAACAGGGATGACTAATTGGGGAACACCTTCACAGAGTACAACTTATGATGTTTATTGTTCAGCACCTACAGCGGCTACTTTAACTGTTGGGTCTTCAAATGCTGGTATTAAATTTACGGCTGTTACTCCGGGTACATCTGGAAATAGTATAACAATTACATATACAAATCCGATGGCAAATAATACATTATCGGTTTCTGTTACCGGTACTGCTATTAATGTCGATTTGGGATACGCTTCTAGTGCAATTACTTCAACTGCCGCAAATGTATTAGCTGCTATAAATGCTTCAACGGCTGCTAAAGCTTTGGTTTCTGGCGCTTTAACAGGAACAGGAGCCAGTGTTGTTACTGCTGAAACAACCACACCTCTTGCAACAGGAGCAAATGCCGTTACTTATGTTTCTATCTTAGAAGGCGGAAATACAGGTAATGATAATTTAACAGATGGTGATTTAATTAATGCATATGATTTCTTGTTATCCCAAGAGGTTAGTTATGGATTATTAATTACAGCCGATCATGATTCTAATGTGGTAGAATATTGTATCCAAAATATTTCTGAAATCCGACAAGATAATGTAACTTTTGTTTCTCCTAAATATACCTCAGTAGTTAATAATGTTGGTAATGAAGTTACTGATGTTGTAAATGACATTAACGTTTATGCAGCATCAAGTTATGCATTTTTTGACGGTAATTGGTTACAAATGTACGATAAATATAATGATCTATATCGTTGGATTCCTGCGAATGGAAGTGTTGCAGGATTATGTACGCGCACGGATTATACTCGTGATCCTTGGTTTTCACCCGCTGGATTAAATCGTGGTATCTTGAGTGGAGTTACAAGTTTAGCATGGAACCCAAATCAAACTGATCGTGATGTATTGTATCAAGCAGGTGTGAATCCTATTGTAAGTTTCCCCGGATTAGGGGCCTTATTATTTGGTGATGTGACTATGTTACATGATGAAACTAGTCCATTTAATCATATTAATGTTCGCCGTTTATTTATTATTGTAGAACAATCAATATCAAAGGCTGCGAAATATGTATTATTTGAATTTAACGATGATACAACTAGAACCCAATTCGTAGGATTAGTAAATCCATACTTAGCTGATATTCAGGGAAGACGAGGAGTATATGCTTTTGAAGTTGTTTGTGATGCTTCAAATAATACAGGACAAGTAATAGATGCAAATGGTTTTCAAGCTGATATTTATTTACAACCAGAAAAATCTATTAATTATATCCAATTAAATTTCATAGCTACACCTACTGGTGTTTCCTTTAGTGAAATAGTTGGTCAATTTTAATAAAAATATAGGAGAATTATAATGGCACGAAGTATTACAGGTTTTCTTGCTGAATTAGTTGGCCAAGGTGCTAGACCTAATTTATTCCAAATCAGTATGGTATTTCCCCCTGTTCTTTCATTAGGTGTGGGGGCAATCCCTGGTTCGGCAGGAGTTTTGATGCCATTTATGGCACAGGCAACTTCGATTCCTCCTGATAAATTAGGAGAAATTCCAGTTGGATATATGGGTCGTAAAGTTTATTTTCCTGGTGATCGTGAATTTGATCCCTGGACTATTACGATTTATAATGATGAAACTTTCAATATTCATGCGGCATTCGAACTATGGATGTCAGCATTGAATGCACATCAAGCTAACGTTCGTGATATAACGGCAGCATTATTTCCACAATATACAACTAATGCATTAATTCAACAATATCCAAAAGTAGATCTACCCTCAATTATGACATATCAAATGACTTCTTTCTTCCCAACAGAAGTAGGAGCCATTGAGTTGGATTGGGAAACAAATAACACTATTGAAAAATTCCAAGTAACATTACGTTATCAATGGTGGGATGCTATTAGTTCAACAAATGGTCCTACTACAGATGGTGGTGGAACAATTTCGTTGAATCCATAATTTGAACATAAATAAATTTAGTGGGTTAATTTCAAAGTTAACCCACTAAATTAGGAAAATAATGTCTAATAATTTATTAACCGAGGCTTTTAAACTTTTAGGGTTCCAAATAGGCGATAATAGTCCGGTTCAAAAATATAAATCTTTTGCGGTTCCTCAAAATGTTGATGGTGCTTCACAGATTGCAAGTGGTGGTATTTACGGAACCTACGTCGATTTAGAGGGAACAGCAAAGAATGAAGCTGAACTTGTCACCCGATATCGTGATATGG